CGCTCATTTCGGGCTGAACCATTGGGAAAATACTGCTCATTGATACACCACCTTGTCGTAAATAATGAAGCTCTGGTTGTCAGAGGTTAACACTACCACCTGATCACCGGCTTTGAGGATGTTTTTTGCGAGGGTCAGATTCAGAGTGCCACCGTTCACCGTCATGGAGCTGTGGCTCCCCATGGGACAGCTGGCGGAAATGGCCAAGCTGCCCTTAACATTCACGGACTCTTCGTAACCGCGTATCAGATGGGAGCACACAGCAACTCTCTCCGCTTCCTGCGGAGTTCCGCACACATCCAGCGTAATAGGGTCCACGGTAATAACTGTAGCCAGCAGGAACTTCAGCGCACCTTCTCTGGCTTTCTCGGCGCCCACCGCCCCCATCGTTTCGAGGATGTCAGTATAGGGATTTGTACTCATACACACCTCCTGAGATCATGTGGTAGGCACACTGCCGGCCTCCTGCTTGTCCATGAGATTCCGGAAGTCCAGCGTCAATGTTGTCTTATAAATGCCCTGAGATACTGTGTGACTGTCCGCCGTGATCCAAAATAGGCCGTCCGTCCCTGTTACCGGTTCATGAACTACCACCGCGTTTCCGGTGATGAGTTTGGTATTGCCCAGGCAGGCGGCGGTAATGGTGGTGGAAATTCCGTTCTCCTGAAGGATCTCCCGGGCAGCTGCCGCCGGATCATCATAGTTGCTGGCCCTGATGGCCTTTTGCATCAGACCGTACAGAGCCCGGTAATTGTCCGGACTGTCATAGGTGGCCACTTTCTTGTATTCGTCAGAGTAGACCGCAACGGAGGAGATCATGTTCTCAATGCTGTCCTCCGACTGGCAGGAAAGCAGGTTAGAGCCCGGGATCAGCCGGATACTCTCGTTGCTGATGGCCTTTTCCACGACCTCCAAATCATTACTGCGGAAGCGAATCTGGTATTGCTTTCCGGTCTGCTCCGCCGCCAGTGTATACATGGTCTGGATCACCTGATACAGCGTGCTCCCCAGGAAATTCCGAGACAGTTTTACCCCTGTGGCGGCCAGCTTGCCGGCAGGGATGCCGAACTCTGTACAGAGCTGGGCCGTGACCGCCTCCGGAGTCTGATTGCGGACGGCTAAGAAGGTGGTGTTCTTTTTCAAAAAAATGCCACGGTCATACGCCGTACAGGACAAGTACTGCTGGAGGTCTGACCGGCTGCGGCGCCGGATATGGCCGGAAAATAGAATGTCGGCGTCATGGTAGAGTCTGGTCATTCCGCCCAGATCAGCCAGGGCCTTCGACAGAACCTCAAACGTCAGCTTTCTGGCGCAGTCTTTGTAGCTGCCGCTCCATGTCAGGGACTGCACCATAGCTGTAATGTGAGATGTCTGCTTGCCGTCCAGACTCCAAGTGCGGATTTTCAAAAGGTCATTGTATGCCATGTCCACACCTCACAGCAGGGATTTGTCCGGGATGTTGATCTTCTGCTTTGGGAAAATCAGGTTTGCGTTTTTGATGCCGTTATAGGCTGCCAGCTTATAGGCAAGCTGCCCGCTTCCGTAATATCGCCGGGAGATGCCCCACAGGGTGTCGCCCTTGACCACGGTGTATACGGTATCCGCTTTCTTGGCCGTTTCCACACTGCGGCCAGTGTTGCCGGTGGATGTCTTTTCCGTGGTCTCTGCCTCCAGATAACGGTATTCCCGCAGTGTCAGCGTCACGGTCACATCCCCAGCGCCGCCTTCTTCCCGGTATTGGATGGGCGGCAGAAGCACAGGGACATTGACGGGCGTGCCCGTCACGATGAAGCGTAGAACATCACCGTCATTGGACCATTGGGTAAGCTTGTCCACAATTGCGTATGGGTCCCCGGAGTATCCGGGCGCGGTATAGTTCCTGGCCTCCGCAGGGAGCAGGAACTCAATTTGTTCATTGAACAAGGCGGGTAATCCAGACAAATTGACTTGCCCCGTTTGGGCCATATCCAGACTTTCCACAAGCCGCCCGGCTGTCAGTTGGAAGCCGGACGGAGTCACAGGCATTACCTGCTCCTCATTTGTTCGCGTATTTCTGAAAATCATCCGCATCGGTTCAACCTCCGTAGGTATCCTGCGCTTCCCGTACTCGGACGGCAATCTGCCGGGCTATGGCGTCGATGTCCTCATCACTGCGGACGCTGAATGCATTTCCCGTTACCTGCACAGTAATTGTCTGCGCCGCGCTGTTCCGGTTTTCTGCGGCCGTCATGACCCGCTCACCCTCATGCAACAGGGCCGGATAGCCGTCATAAGGGACATAATTCAGGCCGTAGGCGTGGCTGTTGTAGTCCGCCAGCAGGCGGCTGGGCGACGAGGCACCCTTTGATTCATAATCCCAGGACCTGTTACCAATGCTTGCGGCAAGGCCCTTGGTAAACCAGTTACCCTTTTCATACCCTGCATCCCAGTAATCCTGGTTGGTGGAAGCATCGTTCCGGATAGCCTCCGCCAGCGTTTTTTCGCTTTCCAAGGCCAGCTGGGCCCCTTCGCTGGCGTTGTATTCGTTCATGCCCTGCGTCTTGGCCT